GAGCTCCAGGTTTGAGTCGAACAAACGACCTTCTCATTACTAGTGAGGCGCTCTACCACTGAGCTACAGGAGCTTTAATATGACTAATACAATGATTAGTAATAATACATATGATAATTATTTAGATGATTTTAACGCACTATTAGATTTGTCTTACAAATTAAAAATTATATTAATTAATGACCAGAAAGAAGACTTATAAATTGAAAAGAAAGTCTCTTAAAAAAGCGGGAGGTATTAATGATAATACATTTTCTTTAAATCAAGAAAAGATAGACAGTGTATTGAGGAAAGAATATGTACCACCACCTAAAAATCGTCCTCCACCTCCAGCTCCTCCAAAGTTATCTAAAACGTTAAAAAACGATGAATTAGCTAAATGTAAAACAGAATTAAATAAAGAAAGAAATCAAAGAATTGAACTTCAAAATAAAATCAGTGAACTAGAAATGATTTTATCTTCGCTTCAAGAAAAATTGAAATTAGTTTCTTCTGAAAAAGGTACAAATGATCGATCACTCGATGATATTGAGAATGAGTTAAGAATTGCAACACAAAAATGTTATGCAGGAGAAGAATGTTCAGAAGATTATCTAGAAAGACTTGATAATGCTTTAAGGTCTCACCCAGAATATGCTATACGAGAACAAAAAATACGATCAAAATGGGATTATGAACAAAAGGAAGAAAACGAGAAAGCTTTAAAAATAATGAAAAAAATTGTTCCACCAAATATAAGATCAACAACTGAGGAAAAAATTGAGGAAGACATTAGAGAAAAAGTTAGAAATGAAATGTCAATTACATCTGGCGATATTAAACGTCTTGCTAAAAGAATTTTTAGAAATAAAGCTCTTCATATTGTTCATTATCCTAAAAATATGATCAGCAAATTTTATGTAAATGACTTAGTTAATAAATTTGACATAGGTAATTCACTGGATTTAACAGAATTAAGAGCAGTATACGCATCTTTGCCAACACAATTTGATAACGATAATGATGGACGAAAAGCTGAATGGAAAGAAAGAATACGTTCTAAATTAGTAAACCTCGTTAGAAATAACGAATCAAATAATATAATTCCCAACAAGAAACGTAATTCTGTATACAAAAATGTACCATTAAATGGGTTTTTTCAAATTGAAAATGAAGAAAACTGGAGTCCAGATGCGGCAGACCCAGATGCTCCAAGTAATATGGATTCTTAATCCTTTTTTGACTTACCCCATGGTATACTCTGTCGAAAATCTTCGAGAGCATCAATTTTTTCTTCCATACTTTTAAGTCTACTATTAATTTGTTTTATATGATTAAGAACTGTTTTTTCAAAACTTAGTTTTTCTTCTCTATTATTAGATTTTTTCAGTCTATATATTCCTCTTTTACTTAAATTTGTTTTTCTTCTCGTTTTCATTAATATTTAAAATATAAAAAAACGTAAAAATGATTACAAATTTTTATCATGTTAATTTTACTAGGATGCACAGCAACGGGAAAAGAAATTATAAAAGCATTGTTAAGGTTGATAAGAAAATTGCCAATAAGATTATGGGATTTAGCTACAAAATATTAGCAATGGTATATTTATCTGGATTAATGGCAACAATTTACTTTAAAAATAATTACGAAAAATTATCAAAAGGAGTGCTATTATAAATAAAAAATAGCAAATTAATTCGTATCTTTTCTTATAAAAAATATTGATTGATTCAATATCGGATTCATCATTTACAATTATTATAACATCATCACCTTTATGTCGACAATACATACAAATTTTTGATGATTTTTGCCATTCAATCAAACAATCTTTACATGATTTTTGATTACAACAGTCTGTTTCAAAAGTATTTTTTTCATTTAATTGTTCGAAACAAACTGGACATTCATACATATTATTATTTAAGAATTGAAATATAGATTATATAATCTATAATCATGTCTAAAGAAGATTTATTCAAACAATTAAGATCCGATATTGATGAAAATCCACCAAATTTAACAAATATTAGTAAATTATTAGAACAGTTTGTTGATGGTTTAACTAAATTTTGCCCATCAAAAACAGAATTAAATAAGGAAATTAGAGAAAGATTTCCAAAACAAATCAAACCAGAACATACATTATTAATAATGCAAAAATTGATATTTAGTATAGAGCAATTTCAATCTCCAAATGATGATAAATTTACAAAGAAAATGCTTTCAGATGTATCAAATAATTTCAATAATGAATCAATAATTGTTTTTTTGAGTGAATTTTACGATCATACTGAAAAAGTTTACAAAGAACTTTGGGAAGCTAGACAAAGATTAGTGAATGGCGAAAATATTATCCCACCAGAACATAGAAAACAAGTTAAAGGTAAAAATGGAGTACCCTTTGATATGAAAACTGGTCTTTAATAGTATTTAAATCAACCTCCCCTTGTATAATTAATACTTTTCAGAATAAATATGGGTAATTGTCAAAAACTTAGGTATAGAATTGTAAGAAAAACAAAGTTAGGGGCATCGAATTATGAAATTGTGGATATATTGGAAAACATCTCAAAAAACAAGCATATTCCTCCACAAATTCAAAGTATTCTTATTCATTCATGTATGAATATTATGGATGCAAAACTACAAAGAGAAATATCTGAATTTTTTCCAAGACTTAAAAGAATTCACAAACAAAAGAAGTATTGGAAAAATGCAAGAAATATAACAACCGAATTATTCTTGAAATTGCCTCATAAGTATATAAAAGGTTTTCTTGTTTTTTTGGAACAAGACACATATATACTCGATAAACCTAATATTCTTGCTTTCAAATTTTTATTAAACCATTTAGATGATTTAATCAGATATATAGGAAACAGAAAAGAGTCAATACACAATGATGTATTCGATTTTATAGTATGTTTTTATGGAGCATATGGAATAGAACCACCAAGTAAGGTAAACTTTCGCGATATAATATACAATGTAACCGAATACTTTTTTACTAAAGAAATTGTGGATATAGAAAATAGAATGCTTAATGCCGGTATAATGGGAAGTGAAAACTCTATCTAATCTAAACAAATAGGGGGCTCAATATCAATGTAACCACACTTTAAATCATATTCTAAATCAGATTGTGTATAATTAGAGTTAGGCTTATCTTTTCGATCATGTTTACCAATATCCTTATTTCTCCATATAAGAAACGTTTTTCCTTTTTTAAGCAAATCACTTAAAGGTAGTTGTGATTCAACAATATTGTTTACTCTAATATGAATATTCGATTCTTTCGCACATTTCAAATTATGTCCTAATATAAATTTATTTTCTGGGTAATTTGATAAGTTACTCCAAAGTTCAGCAATTAGTTCTTTTGCCATAGCGCTTTTAGTAGGTACCTTATTAAGAATTATTTTCTTCAGATTTAGTTGTTTGTCTTCTTCTAGAGTTTTCCACATCCTTTCAATCTGAATATCAGTAAGATAAACAATTTCTTTTCTACTATTTTTTTTACCAAAAGTAGATAAAGTTTCAACTTTCAATTCTTTTGCGAATTCATAAAATATCAAATGAATTCTATTTTCCGCTTTTGTTCCATCTTCATCATCTGTTTCAAAAAGGACAATGTCTTCTGGTTTTGGTGTGAATTCTGCTCTTGTTTCGCTAAATTCAGTGTCAAGTCTTTCATAATAGTTTTTTGTCTTACCAGTTTTATATTTACGCACATTTGTTCTTCTTGTTAAAGGACAAGTCACATAACCCTCCTCTGGATTATTGTTAAGATAACCATATACATAACCCATAATTATATAATTGTTATGATTCAATCTTTTATTACAAATTTAATCATTTTTTTGGGAAAGTTGTAGAAATATTTCAGTCCAATTATTTACTGCTTCTTCACTCCTCCACATCTTATGAATGTTTTCAGAAATCTTTGAACTTATACTAGCTTTGAGTGATGGATTACATGCAATAGATACAGCAAGTTTTGCATAATCATCTTCATCTTTAGCTATAGCGTCAGAAACACCTAATATATCATAATATGCCTTTGTCCACCTACCGCCAAGATATTTTGCTGGTAATGTTACAACTACAGCACCCATTTCAAATGCCTCTCGTGTAGTAGTACACCCTCCGGCGTAATAAGAGTCTAAGACTACATCTGCCTCTCTATATAATGCAAGTAGTTCATGGTGTGGCAATTGATTTAAATAATATACTCTACTCATATCCAGTCCCCAATTTCTCTCAGCACCACCATGTAGAATAATTATTCCCTCATCATCTTTTTCCAAAACATTCTGTAACATATTGCCAAAGCATGGATGTAATTTGAATGGCTTTTGCATACAGACGTACCATCTTTTACCAGATATATCCGGAAATAGTATGTCACGCGAACTATTATTTACTGTCTGTTCTGTTATTGTTGAAATACCTCCCTTAAAAACAGGATTGTAGTATTGATGTATATTATTAGATGGTAGTAAGACTAATTTCTCAATATAATGTTCTGATGCAGTATCAATTTCTGCAGCTTCCCACGATACATAATAGTCAATTGTAGGAATACCTGAAGTTACAGGATGACCATGAGAAGTCACTTGTATAGGTGCAAGTCTCGACATGGCAAGTCTATGTGCCATAGTTGACATGGTCAGGTCTGGATAGAATATTATATCCAATTTCATTGACACAATCTTGTCTCTTGTATAAGAAAGCCACTTGGGAACATCTTCTACTAAAGGAAGGGTTTCTTTCTTTATTTCAAGTATATTTACAGTAGATTCCCATTTTTCACAAAAGGATGAGATAGGTACATTTCTCTCATTTAGATATACTAAATCTAAAGCAAACTTATCTTTTGGTAAACGAGCTAGTGTTTCGCCGAAATCACGTATCACACTATTTCCATCATATAAAAATGCAGATACTATTCCAATCTTTAGTATTGAACCTCTTTGTTCTTTTTTTACATTAGTATATTTAAGAGATGGCCATGCTTTCACAGTAAGCCTATAGTATTCGTATGTACTCCTGCGCCAATCTTCTTCGTATAAAGTTTCAAGATAAAAAGATGATGATAAACAGTAAATGTAATCATCATCATCAGGATGTATAACATTTCGCAAATCCAAATTTTTGGTCAATAAATTTTGTATGAGACTCCTACATTCTCGCAAAAAAGCACTTGCCTCATCAGATGTATCCGCATGCGCTGCTAAAGCGTATCTTAAAGTCGCCCTTTGTATCAATACATCGTCTCCAGTTAAACGCGAGCTTGCTGACAAGTCTATGAACTGTTTTGCCTTTTTAAAATTTTTTTGTTGTTGGTACCAACGCCCAATCCATGCTGTAAGAATCTTGCCTTGGGCTTCATCTATTGAGTAAGGTCTGGGAGTAGCATTTTTCGCAAGAGTCCTTTCTAAATATGATATACCTAATTTCTGATTTTCAGTTGTCTTACTTTCAAGTAGTATTTTAAAACCAATGTTTGTTAATATATCCACATTAGTAACACTGTCATCAAGATAATAAGACATTGATTTATATTAATTAATTTGTATTTATTATATTCTTAGATTGGTTTGAAGTTCATATCTGAAATTGTATCAATCAATTCTTCTGGTATTGGTGATTTTGAACGAAGTTCATCTCTAGCGACTGTATCCGGATATTTTTTTATTTCATTTTCCAATTCAGATGGTAAAATTTCATGAAATTCATTGTTTGGTCCTTCTAAGTGGTTTTCACTAATTATAAATATGTTTCCGCGTATATCTTCAAAAATACGACGAGTAATACCAATTTCATCAACAAATTTATAATCATGCGGTTCTGTGTTCAGATAATCATGTCGTGCATTGATTATACGATTCCATAAGTCTCTTCTATTTCTTAAAGAAATATCCATTGGTGAAATATACTTTGCATAAGTAATATATGGTCGATTTCTTCCTTGATCATCATTAAGAATATGTCTTGGAACATTCTGTAAAATATTTCTATATGGTAAAAATCGACTACTTTCTCCAAATTGAAATCTAATAACTTTATAAAATTTGCCTTCAATTAAATCTTGTCCAAGAACTTTCTTTCCCCCACCATATTGATAATTTGATAAATTTCTACTAATATCTAATGGAAAACCTGCTAATTCATAATTTGTTGCTTCTCGAGCTCTATGTGCTAGAACGGTCGCATCTTTAATTGCACTTAATGTTCTAATTATATCAAGCAAATGTTTGTATAGAATTTTTTCTCCAATTGTATAATTTGTATTATTTTCTAAATCATCAATATATTTCTCAGCATATTGAAGAAGATTTACAACATTTCCATAAGAATCAACACTTTTTTCATTTAAAGTATAGAATCCACCCCAATACATATTTGCAAATTGTTCAGGAGTTACAATATTAACCGATCTTTTGAATCTTTTAAAAGAAGTATGAATCAATTCAATTTGTCTATTATCCATATTTCTCATTCTAGGTTCTAAAGTATATTTATTCCAAACATGAACATTATTGTTGTAATAGACAAGTTTTTGTGTAATAGAATAATAAAGTTCCTCCGTATTTGGGTTTTGTAAGGCACTAGCAAATACACGATTTTCTAAAAATATATTAATTAGTTCTTCAGGTTCAGGAATATTTGAACCTCCAAATTGAAATTTAGCTAATTCATTGCTAATATCTTCTGGAAATGATGCTAATTGATAATTAACAGACTCTCTTTTCCTTCTGTGTATATTTTTTGCACCCTCTATTGCTATTAATGTTTTAAATAGTTCGACTCTATGACCTATAACTTCAATTTCACTTGTCATCATATCAATAGCATTTAACATGGTTGGATTATTTCCATTATTAGCATCAATCAAATCCTGTCTCATATTTTTGAGATCTTGTAAATAATTTTCAGAATAGGGTATAAGAGTAACAATATTACCATTTCCATCAACACTTTTTTCTGTCAAATCAAATTGATTATTGTAATATGCTCTTGCTATATGGTTTAAACCAGCATACGCACTATTTGCTATTCCTCCGATTCCTATTCGTCTAAATCTATCAAATGAGATATGCAATAATTCATATTTTTCTGCTTTAGCATCAAGTTTTAAATAATACATATCGTGAACGGAAGGAACGTCATTATTGTATGGATTAAGATGAGTTAATCTGTAAAAATTAATTTTTACATTTTCTTGTTCTTGAGTATGAATTTCTGTTTTAATTTGTACAAAGGTATTTAATAATGTTTCATTATCTGGTGGAGCTCCTCCAATAGTCTTTTTTCTAGATTTTTTACGAAAGTTTCTATTTACATATATTCCCATTAATAGTAAGCATATAAAAATTAAATGAATGAGAAATAAGCTGATTTATCTAAAGTTGTAAGTAGTCTCCATTTCTCTGGTGAAATACATCCAATCGTCATTAGTATATCTTTCCCTCCTTTCAATATAGCATATTCTGGACAATCTCTTTTTATGGAACATATAAATGAGTCTAGTTTGAATTGTTTCGGATTGTATTTACATATTTGTGTTATTGCATAATGACAACAACAATTTTGAAATTGCCACGTTAAAAACATTTGATTGAATTCGTTATAAATTAAGTTTTTAATCAGTTTATAATGATTTTCACAGTGTTCATAATGTAATGTATGTGGATTTGACATAAAACTCTTTATTTGATTTAAAAGATCCTCGCATAAAAGTGGGGAAAGACAATAACATTGGTTAATCATTCTTATCTTTTATATTGTGTTTTTCTTTTTGTGATATAAAAATGTGTAAAGTATATGTTCAATAGATTGGAATATCTGAGTTTAAGGAAGATTAATACAGTAATTTGTCCTAACACTGGAAGATTTGGTAATGAAATATTTAGCATTATACTTGCAATTTGTTTATGCCTTGAATACAAGATCGGTTTAATTAAATTGCCAAAGGTTCCGTTGTATTATGATAAAGATGAAATATTTACATGGATTATAAGCTTGGAATCCCAAAGTGATAAAACATATGAATTTAAGATGAATCATTTTTGGACTTATAATAATTTAAATTTATTCAAATTAGAAAAGTATAAAGAAGAAGTTAAAAATCTGCTTTATAATACATTCTCATTCCCACAAAATACAAATTTTAACAACAATATATTACATATACATATTAGATCTGGTGATATTATGCTGAAAGACAAAGGTTGTGGAATGGTACAACCACCGTGTATATATTATGAAAATGAGATAAAAAAGCATAATTGGGAGAAAGTAATTATAGTATCAGAAGACACTATAAATCCTTGTATCAATTATTTAGTAAAAAAATATGATAATGTAGTATATTTTGGAAAAAATTCATTAGAATGTGATATATACGAATTATTGTCAGCTACAAATCTAATGTGTGGACGCGGTACGTTTATTCCTACACTATCTATTTTTATGCCACATCTAAAAAAACTCCATTATCCACAAGATGGAGATGTTATACATTCTCATTATTTACTGAAAACATTTAATGGCGAAAAATGTATAGAACATAATGAATATGCAGAGTATTATAATGAGATAAATAAGTTTGGAGGTTGGAACTACAATGAGAATATTAAAAATCTTATGTTAAACTTCACAATTTAGATATTGTGTTTTTCTTTTTGTGATATAAAATGATGAATAGTATGGAATTTAATAGTGATATTTGGATAGAGATAAAAAAATACAAATTTCATAGACATTTATGGGAAATACCTAAATATAAGAGATTTAACAAAGTTCTTGAAAAATTACCAAAATGTGGGACTAGTCCATCAGTTATTAATTATTGTAAAACGCCTTCAGTTATAGTATCTACTTCTAATTTAAATGATAAATATGTAAAAATATATGAATATATTTCTTGGAATAAACAGAAAATATATTTAGTTACGTTCGTATGTATTCCTAAATCAGAAGATACTGACACTTTTATATTAAACGCACTGAAATCCCTACATTATGATGTATATGTACGATAAGTCTACCATCCAGCATAAAGGATGTCTTCCTTTACAATATTTGGTTCCTTTAGAAAGTCAATAATACTCTGACGAGTTCCTATTAATTCTGCCTTTTTTGCTTTTTCCAACAAATTCAATTTATTACATTTATTAACCAAGAATGTTGGATATGTTTTAAGATAATCCCATTCATAATTAACTTTATAATGCTCTACTAATCTCCTTTTACTCATAATTTCATACGTATTTATTGGTACATTTTGGTGTACATATGTAACACAGCATTTATCCCACCATTTTATAATTTTATTCACGCACTCATCTTCCTTCTTATATTTTTCATTAAATTCTTTGCATGTATTTACAAATTTATTTCGATTATAAAGATACAAAATATTCACAATATCCCAAGGTAATGACATTCTATATTTATAGTTATTCAAATCAGTTTATCATTTTTTTTCTGAATAAAGTCTTACTTAATCAGCAATAGTGAAACACCCAGTCCTACAATTGAGAGTCTCTTATCGGTATAAAAACACCACATGTCACAAATTCGAATGTTTTAAAATCCTCAGATTTTTTTTCTTACATAGGTTTATACAATGGGAGGAGGATTGATGCAATTAGTAGCTTATGGTGCCCAAGACATTTACCTTACAGGTAACCCTCAAATTACCTTCTTCAAGGTAGTTTACCGCCGCCACACAAACTTCTCGATGGAGGCCATCGAGCAAACCTTCAACGGTTCGGCCGATTTCGGCAAGCGCGTAACATGCACTGTTTCGCGTAACGGTGACCTCATGCACCGTGTATACCTCCAAGTCACTGTCCCCCAAGTCAGTGTCGCTGAGGGACAATCTTTCCGCTGGCTCAACCACCTCGGTCACGTACTTGTCAAGTACGCCGAGGTTGAGATTGGTGGACAACGCATTGACAAGCACTACGGTGACTGGTTACACATCTGGAACGAGCTTTCGCAAGAAGCCGGAAAGAAGGTTGGTTACGCCAACATGATCGGTAACGTACCCGCTCTTACCCAAAAGACCGTCGGCGCCGCCGCCGCCGCGGGCGAAGCCGGTGGCTCCGTAGTCCCAGAAATGGATCTTTACATCCCTCTTGAGTTCTGGTTCTGCCGCAACCCCGGACTTGCCCTCCCTCTTATTGCTCTTCAATACCACGAGGTCAAGATTAACATCGAATTCCGTGCCGCTTCCGATTGTTGCGACGGTACCCTCGCCCCCGGTTCGCTCGCCGCCGCCTCGCTCTTCGTTGACTACATCTACCTTGACACCGATGAGCGCAGACGTTTCGCCCAGGTCTCGCACGAGTACCTCATTGAGCAAGTTCAATTCACTGGTGACGAATCGGTCTCGAGCGTCAGCAACAAGATCAAGCTCAACTTCAACCACCCATGTAAGGAACTTATCTGGGTTGTCCAAAAGGATGCCGTTCTTGCCTCGAGCGTCGTCGGCGGAAAGCAATGGTTCAATTACACTGATGCCGTAGATGCCACCCCATACAGCGGTAACCCATCGGACCCATATGGCGGGGATGTCGAGCTTGTCGTCGACGGCACCGCCCAAGCGGCCGCCGAATACCCAAGCTCCACTGGAACCACTGGCTCGGTCAACACCGTATCATGGACCAACAAGGACAGCGGTTTCAACCCTGTCTTCTCGGCCAAGCTCCAACTCAATGGTCACGACCGTTTCTCGGAGCGCATGGGCAGATACTTCAATCTTGTCCAACCTTACCAACACCACACCAACGTCCCCAAGACTGGTATTAACGTTTACTCGTTCGGGCTTAAACCCGAAGAGCATCAGCCATCGGGAACCTGTAATATGTCGCGTATCGATAACGCTACCCTTCAGCTCACCCTCACCGCCGCTGCGGTCGCCGGTGATGCCAAGGTCCGTGTTTACGCCACCAATTACAACGTTCTCCGCATCATGTCAGGCATGGGTGGTCTTGCCTACTCGAATTAAGTGTTTTCGCTTATTCATTACATTCTTGTAGCAATGTTGTAAAAACTTAAAAAATTTTAAGTTAAAAATGTTTAACTTTTATAAATTATAAACTAATATGAAAATCCCTATAATTCTTATAGGGTGCCTCTGTATAGTAGGTAGTCTGCTATACTACGTATTTCATGATCCATTCCCCCAAAAATCAAAAAGATTGAGAACAGATCAATTGTTATCCTTAATTTGTACACAAAAGCTTGGAACGAATAATACGCCGATTTATATAATTGATAATTTTTTATCAGAAAAAGAATGTGCTGAGTTAATTAAGTCTTCTAAACCCAAGCTTGAGCCTGCAACGGTTGTTTCTTTGACTAATTCTGATAATATAGTGAATAATGAGAGAACTAATAAAACAGCTCATTGGACAAAGGAGGATATCGAAGTAAAGATTAACAAAAAAATTATAGATACAATTCGAATTTATTCAAAAAAATCAGAAACACCCCAAGTCCAAAATTATCAAATTTCAGAAGAATATAAACCGCATTATGATTATTTTGAAAAGCATGCAGTAGATGAACTAAAAAAGGGGGGACAGCGTTCGTTTACGTTTATGATTTATTTAAATGATGTTGAAGAAGGTGGACAAACAAAATTTGTAGAATTGAATCAAAAAATTACTCCAAAATTGGGAAAAGCGGTTATTTGGTGCAATTTAGATCATCATAATAAGCCTGACAAACAAACTTTACATGCAGGTATGCCTGTGATTAAAGGAGAAAAATGGATTCTTACAAAATGGTTCCGCGATTATGATTAAACTGTTTCAAAAATCTATATAAGAACATAGTATTAGAGTTATAATAACAAGTAAAAAACTTGTTCATGTTAAACAGGAGCTATGGTGTAATGGTTATCACTCTAGGTTTTGTCCTTTTTATAAAAAAAGTAGACCTATTCTAGCAATCTGGGTTCAATTCCCAGTAGCTCCTCTTTTTTGATCCGTTGGCGCAACGGCAGCGCGTCAGATTCCAGTTAATGGTGTTTCCTGAAGGTTGTAGATTCGAATTCTACACGGATCATTTAGCGACTATAAGTTGCTCTTTTATGTATAATTACTTTTCAGATGAATAAAACTGAACAGCTAATTTAGCATTTTCTGATGCAGTAACCCACTCAAGATTATGTTAATATATGGTTTAAATCTTATAACCATTTTGTCCATATCCAACTACACAATGTAGCTGATAAAAACCCGATTGTTGTCGGTGCTGCTATTGGCTTTCTAAAAATTCTTAGGGTAACATATAGTCCTGCAGCGAACACGAATTCTTGCCAAATTTCATTCATATTATGTTAATATATGGGTAAAATCTTATAATATTTTGTATGAAACTCTAATATTGATGTATATATAATGTTATATGTCAAGTGATTCAAAATACTTATTTTATTAATTTACACACAATAATATCTATGATTTAAATAAGATGCCAGATGGTGCCCGTCGTAAATTAAGATTCTGGGAATTTACCAGTGATGAAAATCAGAAACTTTTTTTTTCTAATATGCCTGGAAGACAATTGAGAGGTTATAAAATTGCACAAGAATTAACAACTGACTTTTATCCCGATTGGAATGAGCAAAACGATACTGCCCAATATTCAGGTGCTTTAATACATCCCGAATACACATCTACTGAAGATCAGAATTTATTTTTTAGAGAAAATTTGTCACAGCAATTTAGAAGTTATAATATTGCAAATGGAGTTATGGCGGACTATTATGATATATCTCCCAATGTTGATCAACCAGAACCAGAACCAGAACCGCAACCTGAATTACAACCAGAGCCAGAACCTGAGCCGGAACCGGAACCAGAAATACCAAGTGAACCTGAACCAGAACCTGAACCAGAGCCAGAACCAGAACCTGAACCTGAGCCTGAACCAGAACCTGAACCTGAGCCTGAAATAGAGCCACAGCCAGAGCCTGAACCAGAACCAGAGCCTGAGCCTGAAATAGAGCCACAGCCAGAACCAGAACCTGAACCACAGCCAGAACCAGAACCACAGCCTGAGCCAGAACCAGAACCACAGCCTGAGCCTGAAATAGAGCCACAGCCAGAACCAGAACCTGAACCTGAGCCAGAACCAGAACCACAGCCAGAACCAGAACCACAGCCAGAACCAGAACCAGAACCCGAACCAGAGCCAGAACCACAACCGGAACCGGAGCCAGAACCCGAACCCGAACCCGAACCAGAACCGGAACCTGAACCAGAACCGGAACCGGAACCAGAACCGGAACCGGAACCAGAACCTGAGCCAGAGCCTGAACCTGAACCAGAACCTGAGCCAGAGCCGGAGCCTGAACCAGAGCCTGAGCCTGAGCCAGAGCCAGAACCTGAGCCAGAGCCAGAACCAGAGCCTGAGCCAGAACCAGAGCCAGAACCTGAGCCTGAACCTGAGCCAGAGCCTGAGCCTGAACCAGAACCTGAGCCAGAACCTGAGCCAGAGCCTGAACCTGA